TAGATAATCCGCCTATGCCGCCGCCATACTTTAAAGCATCTCCATGAAAGAAACGCAATGTCTTGCCGAATGCTTCAATATAGCAATCATCTGAAATTGGTATGTGGAATTTGATACGCTTCTCTCTTTTAAAATAATCTTGCAAATCGCAGTACATTCCAAACTCATAATTGTTTTTATAACCGGTAGATGCCATCATCTTCTTTGTTGTCCGGCCATGATTGCCGACAGAGCATGGTAATATCAAATTCAATTTAGAATGCTTTAATATAAACTCAATTCCGCTAATCAATAAACGCTTTGCAAATCTTGTCGCTTCAATTGGCGATAGGTTATTGCTTTCAATTAATTCATCGTGGATATAACCGGAAATAAAATCACCGCCGAGCCAAATAATACAATCATCTATTTGTACATCTTTGCTTTCTTTCTTTATGCATTTTAAAATGTTTTGAAAAATTGTAAACGCCCTGCGTTCTGCAATCTTTAGGTTGTATTCATTAAATCCGCTAACTTGACCGGCATAAACATTTTCTTCTAAATGCCAATCAGATAAACTTATAATAGGTATCGCGCGATTAATTTTACTTTCTTTTGCAATTGGTATTTCAAAAACTTCAATCGGCTCTTTTATACTTAATAAATCATCGTATAATTTTTCTTGCGCTGTTAATTTTTCTAAAAGATAAATATTCTTTTTTGTGATGTCCTGCAATTTTGAATTTATTGCGCGAAACTTTCTATCTTCTTGAATAGCATCTTCAATATTTATTTCTTTTTTTATTGGCTCTGTTTTTTCAAATCCATTACCGCTAAAATATTGTTTCAAAAACCAATGCAGGCCACCAAAATCTGTTTTCTTTAGTTCCGGATACGCATCAATGATTGCATGTGCAAAATGCGTTTTATTCCCTTTTAATTTTTTATACAGAGCCATGTTTGGCTCTACATATTTTAACCATTTTGATTGTTTCATTTTACGCGCAGTATTTGTTTTCTATTCTTTCCAATTCTTTTTAACGATACATGTACCCATGCAGGATTATTATTATCTCCGAACTCCCAAATTAATTGGTCAAATTCAAGATTGTCTTTTACGAAATCGTAAATTATTTTATTTGTCAAATCTCCGAATATATCTGCATCAATATCTATCGCTTCGCCGGTTGTATGCTGCGAATTTTTGGCACCGCCTATCTTCTTATTTAACAACTCGCAACGATAAAAAGATGAGATACCAATTGGCCGCTTGAAATGCTTTCTGATTGGCTCAAAAACATTTTCTGCAATATGTTTCATATTGGCTAATATTTCTGCATCTGTTGTTTGGTTTTTTATGCCATGTCTTATGGCTGTTTGGCTTTTAAATGCTTCTTCTTCTGATATGTGTTTACTTATCATGGCTTTAAGATTTAAAACAAAGGTAGGATTTTATTTATCTTTTAAGAATTGTTTGAAAATACTTTTGCCGGTAATGGCTGTTAAATTTTCATCTAAAGATTTTAACTCAATCATGGCAACCAATCCGCTAACTATTTTCATGACTTCCATATCTGTTAAAAAAATATTTTGCATCACAAATGCAATTAAGATTGCGGCCATGTATCCAAATCCTTTCATGATTGTTGGTCGCATCTTTTTAGATGTAATTATTTCGCCGCGTTTTCTTGCTGCTAAAATACCGGTAACGAAATCCATCGTAACTAAAAAACCAATTCCAATCATGATTGGATATGCAGGTGCAAAATAAACTGCTAAAAATGTTAAAATCAAATTGATATTATTTAAAAGATAATTTTTCATTACTCTAATATTATGTATTCTCCTGCTTCTGTTAAAATGTATTTGCAATCCTGCGTAATTAAAAAATTACCGCCGGCATCTTCAATACTATTTACGCGTAAATTATCTTCAAAAACTAATATTGCATTTTCCGGATTATAATTTGAATAATTATCTTGTCCGTAAATTTTTAAAATCCATGTACCAACTTCTAAATCTTCATTAACAATAAAAGAAAAGAAATCACATTCTATTGCTGTATAAATATTTTTTACTTCTGTGCAACCATTATTCTTTGTAAACACAAACAAATAATAATCATGCGTTTCTTCAAGAAATAATGTTAATTTGGTATCAAGATTTTGATAAATGTTTATCATCTAACTTATCCCCCATGTGCTTCTTGAATTCTCTGTATGGTTTTCGCAATCGTTGCAATTTGATTGGTCAAATAATGGATTTAAATCAATATTATTTTTCATCCATTCAAACATTTCGTTTGCATAGTTTCGCGCCATGTTTGTCCAATAATCTGCTTGCTTTGCATTGGTATCAAAATCAATAAATTCGCTTTCATCTGTAAATTTACGAACGACACTTTCTTTTGTAACTTGCACAGAATGAAAAAATAATAAATCTGCGTAAGCATAGCAAACATGTACCTTCTCTAAATAGCAAAGTAATGCTTCGTTCGCTGCGGTTAATTCATTATCTTCAATCTGTTGGCACAATTCATCAAACAAACCTTGACACAGCAAAGGATTGATATATTTTACTTGCGTATTATTTATCGCAATATCAATATTTTGACTTTCAACATTTCTTGACAATGGAACTATGCCGTAGAAATTTTCTTGTTGGATAAATTGACATTTACAGCAACTCATGGCAATGGATTTATAGGTGGAACAATATCAGATGGTTTCTTTCCAAGCAATCCGGCAAGACTTCTTATTTCTTCTTGCGACATACTTTCTAAAACTTTGTTTGCAACCAATGGCGATAATGCATTTATATTATCTATTATGTTTGTTGCTGTTGTATTTAATTTCACTTCTTTGGCACCATATCCAAACGCGCTTCTAATTTCTTCTTCTGTGAAAGATGTTGAAAACGCATCGGCGATAAAACCTAATGGAATTGAATTTGAAACTGAAATAATGGTACCATCGTAATCTTCCATCATCTTTGCTAAATTATTTAATTCAAACATCAAAAGATTTTGGTCATGTTTTATAATTGCATTCTGATAGTATAATGTAGCATCTGCCAATTCTTTTGCTGTGCCTAATTTGCCGGCAACTTGTATGCCTGCCAATACCGGCGGAACTTGGAATGCGGTTGCAATGTGGTCACGAATTAAATTAGATAATGCAATGTACATTTCATGCGATGTGCTTTGCGAGAAAGGAACAATCTGTATGCTGCCTTCTTTAGCTGCGCCATCTAATATTGCAAACTTTCCGCCATTGTCTGCGCCGGTTAATCTATCTTCAATATAGTTACGCAAACTATCTTTCATTGGAACGCCATTTTCATCAACGCCATCTAATTTCCAAGGGACATAAACGATAAATGCCGGCGCAAATGAATTATCTATATTGTTTGCATGGAAGTTTTGAATTTGTGCATCTGCATAAATCCATTTCAATGCCGATGCATATTTCGGTTGAGAATAATATACTTGTCCGGGCTTGTATCGTCTAATGTATTTTAATGCGCCATTCCATTTTCCAAACTCATCGTATAAACCATTGATGCTAAAATTATAAATTTTAGATTTAGTTTGGATGTCGTTGAATAAATCAATTGGTACCGCTTTGTATCTTTTTAATTTATTTTCTTGCTGCCAATTGCTTGACAACTTTGCATAAGTAATTTCGCTGTCTTTGTCGTTTGGAACGCCTAATCTAATCGTTGAAAAATCTTGACTTTTTACATTTGTCAAATATCCATTGATATTGAATTGCAAAATCAATCCTAAACTTTCAAAATATGCCATATCGTAGCAAACTCTTTGATAGAAAGCATCATTAAAAACTAATTTTAATTTTTCTGCAAATGCGCTCGGCTGATTATTTGGCGTTTCAAAATTTAAACCATCTCCGTACAAAAATTTAGCATGCGTTTCAACGCAAGAATTTGCAATCGGCGATGTCTGAACTGATTTTATTATCTCTTGTGGAAAATTATTGTTTAATCCAAAACGAATTATCCCCCTTGAAACATCATCTGTTTGATTAAAGATAGTTAAATCGGCCGGTGCTTTGGCTTGAAATAAAAAATAATTATCGGATATTTGCGTTAATTCCATATTGGTACAAATTTATTGATATTTAATACTAAACTTTTGCAATTTATTTACAAATTAAAATGGTTTGGAACATCTATTGTGCTGTGGTTTTTAAAATGTATCATCTCTCCGGTTGTTTCAAATTTATCCCACAAATCATATTGACCTGCAAATGCAGATGCCGAACTTGAATTGCGTAATTTACGCGCAATGCTTTCGCGGACAAAAGAATAATGATGCATGCGCAGCCAATCAATTTCTTCATGAACTTCAAATGTGTTTGTTCTTCTTGTTGGGTCAGCAAATGCAGGGTATCTTCTATCGTTGCACATTATAGTTTCCGGATAAATCTTATGGATAAATGGCACAAAGTAATCCTCATCCGGTACCAATTGTTTCGTTGGATATTTATAATAAGTTTTTAACCGGCAATAAGAAGCATCTAAATCTTTTTCATAGACAATTTGTTTTGCTGCTTCAAAATGATGTGGAAAATACATTTCATCGCAATCCATTTGTATAAAATGTGTACATCCAATCATTCTTGCTAACTGCAATCCTCTATTCCTTTTGTAAGTTTCATTCCATTGCGCAGATGCATCTAATCTTGGAATATAAAATTCGTTAAAATCTAATATCTCAAATGGTATTTGCGGCTCGTATATCTCGCCAATGTTACTCATGTTCTGATAGATAACAATTACCGCATCTAAATGCGGTTTAATTAATTCAATAGAGCGGCGCAAATGCTCATCGCCATCCCAAACATTCCAAATGCCTGCTAACTTATTCATAATGAGAAGATAAAATTCCTATCAAATAATTTAATCCGGCTGCTATAATTGCAACCGGTAACAATTGGTAATCAAAACCATAAAAGATTGGATACCAAAATAAAGTATGGAACGATGCCATGCATGTAAGGCACAAACAAACCGGCTTCCCTAATATTGTAGGCAATTTAGCTGCAATCCTTTGTACGAAAAACATTATT